CCTATTTGTTCACGTCCACGAAATGGGTTTTCCGATGTTTGTAATGTGGATCTGCGTAGTGGCAACGCACCGAATGCGCGATTCACAACGCAGTGGCATGAGGACATTCGATGAGCAGGCCAAGGAAACCAGCTCAAATTCTTGAGCTGAGCGGCGCGTTCGCGAAGAACCCGAACAGGCGCCGTGAAGACCCAGAGGGCGCTGGCGAGTTCAACCCGACGCCCCCGCAGCATCTGCCACCGGAGTGTGTCCGCGCGTGGAGACACATTTGCGACCGCCTCCCGAGGGTTGCCGTCTACAGCACGGACGAAATATCGGTCGAGATCGCGGCGCGGTTGCTGGCCCAGTTTTGGGCTGGTGGAAGCATAGACGTGCTCAAGGAGTTGAGGCAGTGGCTGATGCAGCTCGGGTTCTCTCCGCAGGCGCGCACCAAGCTTATCCCGGCTGACAATGGCAAGGCAAAGAACCGCTTCAACAAGTTCTCAGAAGGCGGGAACGACCCAGCCGCTGGCTGACTTCGTCGACATCGCCGACGCCTATGCGGAGGAGGTCGTCGACGACAGGCCTGGTGAAAAGTACGGCAAATGGATTCGGCTCGCGGCCAAGCGGTATCGTGCCGATCGCCGGACGGCCAACAGGAAGAAGCGGCCGCCATATCTGTTCTCGCGTCAGCAGGCGAATCGGTATTGCGAGTTCATCGAGTGCCTGCCCCATGTGGAGGGGGAGTGGGACTCGCCGACGATTCGGCTCGAGCCGGCTCAGGTGTTCTTCGTCGTCCAGCTCTTCGGGTTCCGCAACCATGATGGGACTCGGCGATTCACGACGGCACTGTTCGCGGTAGCGCGAAAGAACGCGAAGTCGACGCTGGCCGCGGCGATCCTGATCGCAGTGTTCTGCCTCGAGCCCGGGATAGGGCCACAGGTGCTGAGCGCGGCGACTACCGGCGACCAGGCGCGTGTCGTCTGGGGCATCGCGAAGCGTATGGTCGAGCGAGCGCACGACCTGCAGGAAGCGTTCATGGTGGAACCTTTTGCAAACGCAATCGCGCGGCACGATGTTGGCGGGACGTTCAAGCCGATCAACGCGAAGGCGAGCACCCAGGACGGACTGAATCCGTCGGCGCTCTGTTTCGACGAGCTTCACGCGCACAAGACGCGGGATTTGTTTGACGTGCTGAGGTCCGCGGCCGGCGCGCGAAAGAGCCCGCTGTTCCTGTACACGACGACAGAGGGTTACGAGAACCCGGGGCCGTGGGCAGAGATGCGCAGCTTCGCATTCCAGGTCCTTGAGGGCGTGGTCAAGGCCGAGCACTTCCTGGCCATCTACTACGCCGTCGACGACGCCGACGATGACTTCGACGAGCGGGCGTGGCGCAAGGCGAACCCGCTGCTGGGCCGGTCGGTCACGGTCGAGAAGCTGCGTGAGCACGCGGTTGAGGCGAAGCAGCAGCCCGGGGGGCTGGCGGAGTTCAGGATCAAGCGGCTCAACCGGCGCGCGGCTGCTGCAGATGGCCTGATCGATCTTCGCAAGTGGCGGCGCTGCGGTGGCGAGATCCCTCTGGCCGAGCTCGTCAACGTGCCGTGCTGGGGCGGACTCGACCTCGCGAGTACGCGGGACATGACCGCTTGGCGGTTGGTCTGGATGCTCGACGAGACGCTGTATACCTGGGGCCGGTACTGGGTCCCGTCGGACGCCGTGGCCCAGCGCACCGAGCGCGGCAGCGTGCCATATCGGTCATGGGTCGAGCAGGGCTTCGTGACGATGACCGAGGGCGATGTTGCGGACTATCGCCAGATCCATCAGGAGATAGCCAGCGACTGCGGCCGGTTCAGGGTGCAGACGATCGCCTTCGATCCGTGGAACGCCGTGCAGCTCGTGCAGCAGCTGCAGGAAGACGGGCTCGAGATGGTTCAGTTCATCCAGGGCCCGAAGTCTTACCACCCGGCGATCCAGGAGCTTGAGCGCCTGTACATGGGCAAGCGCCTCGCGCATGGGGGCAATCCGGTCCTCAACTGGAACGCCGCGAACCTCGTGGCCAGAAGGGATGTGAATATGAACATGGCGCCCGACCGGAAGCGGTCGTCCGACAAGATCGACGGCATAGTCGCGCTGATCATGGCGGTTGGGATCTCCGGTATCACCCAGCACAAGTCGTTCTGGGAGTAATCGGACTTGGCTCGGTGGTCATTCTGGCGGCGGAGGTCGAAGAAGTCGGCTGACGGCACGCTCGAGCTGTTCCGCGAGATCTTCGGTTACCCGGAGAGCAAGTCCGGGCAGTCGGTCAGCTTCAAGACGGCGCTGCAGGTTGCGACGGTACTCGCGTGTGCCCGCGTGCTGGCAGAGGGCGTCGCCCAGGTTCCGTTGAAGATCTTTCGCGAGGACGGCCGGAATCGCGAGACTGCGAAGGATCACGCGCTGTACTGGGTGCTGTTTCGTCGGCCGAACCCGTGGCAGACCAGCTTCCAGTATCGCGAGACGATGATGATGCACCTCGTGCTTTGCGGGGCGCACTACTCGTTCATCAATCGCGTGCAGGGTCAGATCGTCGAGCTGATCCCGTTCGAGCCCGGCCAGGTGACTGTCAAGCGCGATGCGCTGGGCGAGCGGCGGTACACGGTCCGGATCAACGACACGGAGCAGCAGTTCCCTCAATCGTCGATCTGGCACATCAACGGGCCGTCATGGAACGGCTGGATGGGGCTCGAGCCGGTGATGCTTGCCCGCGAGGCCATCGGATTGTCGATGGCGATCGAGGAGCAGCAGGCCGGGTTTTACGAACGCGGGACCCAGATGTCCGGGGTTTACTCCGTTCCGAATGCGCTGACCGAAGAGCAGTACAAGAAGCTCCGCGACTGGCTCGAGAAGGAGCACGCGGGCTCGAAGAACAGCGGCCGCCCGGGAATCATCGACCGCGGCGCCAAGTGGATCCAAACGTCGATGACCGGCGTCGATGCGCAGACGCTGGAGCAGCGCAAGTATCAGGTCGAGGAAATGTGCCGCGCGCTGCGGGTCATGCCGATCATGGTCGGGCATTCCGACAAGGCCGCGACCTATGCGTCGGCCGAGCAGATGTTCCTGGCTCACGTCGTCCACTCGCTGGCGCCGTGGTACGAGCGGATCGAGCAGGACATCGACGTGAATCTGATCGGCGAGCAGGACTCGAAGGACGGCGTTTACGCCAAGTTCATCGAGGAAGGCTTGCTCCGCGGCGCGCTGAAGGACACCGCCTCGTTCATCGACTCGTTGGTCAACGGCGGAATCATGTCGCCGAACGAAGGGCGCGATAAGCTGGATTTGAACCCGGACTCAGACCCGGCAAGCGACAAGCTGCGCGTGCCGGTGAACGTTGCCGGCAAGCCGAGCGCCGACAAGACGACGGACCCAAAGGAATAGGGAGGCTCGAATGGAGCAGCTAAAGCAAGTCGCGTTCGGGATCGAGCTGAAGCTCGCGCCAGACTCGGAAGCCGCCGAAATGACGTTCACCGGCTACGGCGCCGTGTTCGGCAATGTCGATTCCTACGGCGACGTGATTGCCCGCGGCGCTTTCAAAGAGACGCTGCGCGAGGCGAAAAATAGCAAGCAGTTCCCGGCGATGCTGTTGCAGCACGGCGGCTGGGGGATGGGATCGGAGGACCTCAATCCAATCGGTGTCTGGTCTGATCTCGACGAGGATGACATCGGTCTTCTGGTCGCTGGCCAGTTGGCTGAGACCTCCCGCGGCCGAGACGCCTACACGCTCATGAAGATGAAGCCGCGCCCGGCTATCACTGGGTTGTCGATCGGCTATCGCGCCAAGGAATTCTCGATCGGCACGAAGCCGGACGAGCCGCGGCGGACCATCAAGAAAGTCGACCTGATCGAGGTGTCGCTCGTCACCTTCCCTGCCAATCCGAAGGCAAGGATTCAATCGGTCAAGTCGATGGATTCGGAACGAGATTTCGAGCGCTGGCTTACGCGAGACGCTGGGTTCAGCCGCTCTGACGCCATCGTGATTATCAACGATGGATACAAATCCCTCCAAGCCAAGCGGGACGCTGGCGGCGGGGAAGTGAACGAAACCGCGCTGGCTGAATGGCTCGCGCAGCACCCAATCAACCAACGTACTTAGGAGACTTCCATGTCATTGGAAACCGAACTGAAAAGCACGATCGAGAACATCGGCCGTGCTCACACCGAATTCATGGCGGAGTGCGACAAGCTCTACGCCAAGAAGGATGGCGTCGCTGGCGCTGTAAAGAGCGCAATGGCGGAACTCAAAATCGAAAACCTCAGTCAGGCGATCGACGATCTGACCGGCAAGAAAGAGGATCTTGAGAAGCGCCTCAAGGCCGACAAGGACCGGATCGACGAGCTCGAGAAGAAGATCAATCGTCCCGGCTTCACCAGCGACGAGGACAAGCTCGAAGCGAAAGCCATCTCGGACTTCAACGTCCAGGCCAAGGCAATTGCGCGTGATCGCGGTCTGCCGCAGCCGGCCGACGCCTCGCCAGAGCAGTATCGGGCGTACAAGTCCGGCATGCAGAAGATGCTGCGGCAGGGCGACAAGGCGCTGACGGACGAGGAGCGCAAGGCCATGTCGGTCGGCGTCGACCCGGACGGCGGTTACTTCGTCACGCCGGACATGAGCGGCCGTGTCGTGACCAGACTGTTTGACCTGTCGCCGATTCGCCAGATCGCGAACGTCCAGGCCATCAGCTCGGATCGCCTGGAGGGTATCGAGGACATCAACGAAGCGGATGCTGGATGGGTCGGCGAGACCGGCACGCGTTCGGATACGAACACGCCGCAGGTTGGCAAGTACGAGATCCCGGTTCACGAGATGTACGCGCAGCCGAAGGCAACCCAAAAGCTGCTCGACGACTCGTCGGTCGACATCGAGGGATGGCTTAGCGGGAAGGTGACCGACAAGTTCGCGCGCGTCGAGGGTGCGGCGTTCATTGTCGGCAACGGTATCGCGAAGCCCCGCGGCTTCACGACCTACACCACCGCTGCAACGGCGGATGCGTCGCGCACGTGGGGCGAGCTCGAGCACGTCGCGACCGGCGTCAACGCCGACTTCGCCGCGACGAATCCGGCTGATCATCTGTTCGACTTGGAGGCGGCGTTCAAGCCCGGCTATCTGGCCGGTGCGAGCTGGGTCACGCGACGGTCGGTGATCGTCAAGGTCCGCAAGTTCAAGGGCAGTGACAACAACTATCTGTGGCAGCCTGGCCTCCAGGCCGGCAAGCCGTCGACGTTGATCGGCTACCCGGTCGTGATGGCCGAGGACATGCCGGCGCTGGCCGAGGACTCGCTGTCGATGGCGCTCGGCGACTTCAAGCTCGGGTATCAGATCGTCGATCGGCTCGGTATCAGGATTTTGAGAGACCCATTTACCGACAAGCCCTATGTGAAGTTCTACACGATCAAGCGGACTGGCGGGGCAGTGGTCCATTTCGAGTGCATTAAATTCATCAAGTTCACCTAATCGGCGAACAGGTGTCTGATTTTCATTTCAAGAGGAAACTCACATGAGAGACGGAAGCAGCAACATTCAAGTCAAGCGATCGACCAGCTCGATCAGCGGCGCGGGCGACGACGTTGCGCAGGTGGGCGAGATCATCGACACGCAGGGCTATGACAGCCTGACGTTCGTGATCAACACCGGCGTACTGGTGGATGCCAACGCGACGTTCGCGGTCGTGGTCGACGAAGGCGACGACTCCGGCCTGTCGGGAAGCAATGCCGTGGTCGATGCCGACCTGGTCAAGCAGGACCCTTCGAGCGCAACGGCGCCCGAGGCGCAGGCATCCTTCGCCTTCGGCGACGACAACGAGGTCCGGAAAATCGGCTACATCGGCAGCAAGCGCTATGTGCGCCTGACGATCACGCCGACCGGCAACACCGGAGCGTGGCCGATCGGGGTCGTGGCGATCCTGAGCAACGCCTCGCGCGTGCCGGTGACTCAGGCAGCAGCCTGATCTGAAGTAAGTTGAGTTGTACGGCATGACGGGGAGGCTTCGGCCTCCCCGTCCTTTTTCGAGGGGCGCATGGGACTGATACGGACGGTCGAGCCGGCCACCGAGCCGATCTCATTGGCAGAAGCGAAGGCGCACATGCGCGTCGATCTTGAGGATGAGGACAGCTTGATCACGTCCCTGATCACGGCCGTCCGGATTTCGGTAGAGAACTATACCGGTCGTGCCCTGGTGACGCAGACCTGGGCGCTAACGCTCGATGACGAATGGCCTGAAGACGAGCGGATCGTCCTGCCGCGTCCGCCGGTCGCGTCGGTTACGTCGATCGCCTACGTCGACTTGAATGGCGACGCGCAGACCCTGAATTCGAACCAGTACACCCTATTCAAGAGGGACACCGGAGAGTGGGCCATTCGCCCAGCCTATGACGTGATCTGGCCGGATGTCCGTCGAGTGCCGGCGGCCGCCACGGTCACATTTGTGGCCGGCGTCGCCGACAGTGCAGTGCCCGAGGCGATCAAGCAGGGGATTCTGCTGATCATCGCCCACCTGTTCGAGAACCGTGAGGCGGTCAACGTGGGAAATGCCGTGTCGGAGTTTCCGATGTCAGCCACTTTCCTTCTAGACCCGTTCGTGGTGCATCCGTTCCGATGATTGGAAAGCTCAGGCGTCGGTACTCAGTCCGCGGAAGAACGGGAGCCAGGAACGTCCTGGGCGAGCGCGACGACGCCTACACGCACAAGTTCTTCATCTGGGGCGAGGCCCCGAGGGAAGGCACCGGGAATATCCGGTCCGAAGCCGGGGCACTCCGAACTGAAGACACGCTGCGCCTCCGAACTCGGTTCCGAACCGACATCGACATCGGCGACCAGCTGGCAGATGGATCATTGCTGTACTTCGTGCGATCTGTCCTGGATGTCGACGGCCGGCGCCACTATTTACAGTTGGTAGCGTCTTTGACGCCCGGCGGAATCTGATGCCTGTCACAGTGGAGCTGCTCGGCGCCGAAGAGATGAAGCGGGTCATGCGCAAGCTGCCCGACCAGCTGCAGAGGAACGTGCTGTCGAGTGTGGCTCGGGCTGGGGCGAGGGAGTTGCAGCGCGTCTCATACGCTCACCTGGCGCTGGCACTGTCGAATCGGTCGCCACGGGCAGAGGATGTCGTGATTCGACAACGCCGCGATCGGAGCGGCGACGTGCGGGCGATCTTCGATGTAGGCCCGCCGCGGCGAAGTCCGGAGCTGCGCTGGTTGCATGATGGCACTCAGCCGCACTTGATTTCGGCGTCGATCAAATACGGAACCCGCCGAGGGATTCTCAACGTTGCCTACGGGAGCCGAGCAGGGAAGGTTTTGAGCAACCTGAGGACCTTTTTCGGCAGCACTGTTGAACACCCTGGACAGCCGTCGAGGCCTTGGCTAAAGACGGCGACATTCGCCGCCCGAGAAGGAATCGCGAAGCAGATGGCCAGGCAGCTGACAGTATCGCTGCCGAAACAGGTGCAGAAGCTGGTGTCGAGTGAATACCGCAGCGCACAGCTCAGGAAGTTCTTTCGATGAACCTGCTGACCGAAACGGCGGTGAAGCAACTGCTGACTGACAATCCCGATCTGTTCGCTCTTGTGGCCGAGCGGGTAACGTGGGACGACGAAGAGATCGACATGCCGTATCCCGGCCTGACCCTTCGGGCGTTGACCACGCGATTTCCTGCGTCCGAGCTCAGGGGTAGGGGCGGAATCGGTCAGGCGCTCGTCGAGGTGACGGCGAGGGCCACCACCCGCATCGGCGTCAGCAACCTGGCGGACGCGGTGGTCTCGGCGCTCGATCCGTTTCAGCAGGGCCCGACGCTGGTCGAGCTCAGCGCCGGTGGCTCTGTGCAGATCGGAGCGATCGTCCTGAATGACTTCCAGCAGGTTCCATCCATACAGCAGCAGTCCTATCGGAAGCTGCTGACGTATTCAATTTCATATTACGAGTAGGAGAGAGACATGGCTGATCTATCCATTACAGCGGGCAACGTCGTCGGGTCAGGTTCGGACATGGAGCATGGCCTGATTGCCGGCGGGACGATCACTGCTGGGCTTGCTGTTCGCAAGAACACCAGTAATCAGATCGTCTCGGCGAGTGACGACTCGGCCGCCAACGCTGCGGTCTACGGCATCGCCCTGAACGGCGCGTCTTCCGGTCAGCGAGTGTCCGTCCAGAAGTCGGGGAACATCACGATGGGTGCCACGGTGGCGGTCGGCAAGGTGTATGTCGCGTCGACGAGCGGCGGCATCGCCCCGGTCGACGACATTGCCAGCGCCGAGTTCATCACGGTGGTCGGGGTCGGCGTGACGGCGGACATCATGAAGATCGGTATCTGCCAGAGCGGCGTTGCCGCTGCCGGCGCGGTTGCATAAGGAGTAAGTCATGGCAGGCAAAGTTGCACAAGGCACGGTCATCTCGAGAGAGACCTCCCTCGGATCAACCAGCTTTACAGCGGTTGCGAACGTCAGGAGCTTCAACGGGCCGAGCACGGAGAATCCGGAGATCGACGTGTCGACGCTCGCTTCTTTGGCAAAGGAGTTTGTCGGTGGGCTGATCGACTATGGCGATCTGTCGATGGAGCTGAACTTCGATCCGAGCGACAGCACCCACCAGCAGGTCTTCGCGGATCAGGAGGCGAGCCCTCCCACGGTGACCGGCTGGCGGATCACGTTCGTCAATCCCACGATCACCTACACCTGGTCGGCGTTCGTGCGATCGTTCAACCTCACTGGTGAGGTCGACGGCGTTCTCCAGGGCTCATTGACGCTCAGGCTCTCGGGCGCACGCACGGTCGGTTAATGCTCGCGCTCGGCATCGCCATTCTGTCTCTGCTGATTTCGGTCGCGGCCTATGCTCGGTCTAGAGTGGCTGAGCGCGCAATCAACGAGATCGTCGCAGCGATGGTGGCGCCATCTGACACGAAGGTCCAGAACGATCCTTATAGGACACTGTAATGCTGCTTACCAAAGAACAAATCCTGTCTCAACGACTCCCCTCCGAGCGCATATCCGTGCCCTGGCTGGACGACTCCGAAATCATCGTCCGCGCACTGCCTCACCACGTCATCGAACGAAAGGCCAAAGAGGATGAGCCGGAGCAGGCCTTCATCTTCGTGAATGCCGTCGTCGATGAGAACGGCAAGCGCATGTACACGGACGCGGACCTCAAGACCATATCGGAGACGGTCGACCGATCGCTGATTGAGCTCGTTGTAGCGGCCGCCTACCGGCTGTCGTCGATCCCGCAAGAACGCCGCGACGCGATTAAAAAAAACTGGACGACCCTGGCTGGCGCAACCTCTGGCGAATAGCCGTCTCTCTCGGTTACCCGCATCCCGCACTACTGCTGGATGAACTCACGCAGGAGCAGGCCTTCGAGCTTGTCTGCTATCACTCGATCGAGCCGTTCGGGGAGGTCCGCCAGGACTACCGGATGGCGAATCTGCTCCAGTTCTACTACGACTCAAAGCGAGGAAAGAAGGGCCAGTGCCTGTCGATTGGCCAATTCACCATGTATGACGACATCGTAAAGCATGACGAAGATCCTGCCGGCCCGGCCGCGCTGCAGAGGGCATTAGGTGGCTGACGAAATCGGCACCCTTGTCGCTCGCGTTGTGGCCGACAACGAGCAGTTCCGTGCCGACATGCTGAAGATGACGCGCACGCTCGAGTCGAACACCTCGAAAATGAACTCGGCGCTCGCGCGCCTGACCAGCAACTTCGGTGGAATGCGGACGATCATCCGGCACGCGACCTCTGTCCTCGGTGCGTTCGGTCTCGCGCTGAGCGTTCGCGGTCTCGTCAACTTCGGGCGCGAGGCGCTTCAAGCTGGCGATGCGATCGACAAGGCATCGAAAACTGCCGGCGTTGGCGCCGAGACCATCCAGCAACTGAGGTTTGCTTTTGCGCAGCTCGCGGGGACCACGGATAGGGAGGTGGACGAGTCGCTGCGTCGGTTCAATCGCAGGATAGGTCTCGCGGCGCAGGGGCAGGGCGAAGCGCTGAAAACTACCGAGCAGATGAGTATCGCTCTCCGGACCCAGGCCGGCGCCATCAGGTCAACCGACGACGTTCTCGAGGAGTCTCTTCGCAAGCTGGCGGACATCGAAAGCGATTCGATTCGGGCCGCGCGGGCATCGCAGTTATTCGGCGAGGACGCCGGCCCGCGGCTCGCCGCGGCGCTTGGCGAAGGCATCGACGCTATGGAGGCGCTGCGTCAGGCGACCCCTGGCGTCATCAGTGATGCCAACGTCAGGCTGTCCGCGGAACTGGCCGACGAGTTCGATCGCATGGCCAGGACGGTCGGCGGATCGCTAAAGAACGCATTTATCGAGGCCACGGCGAGGGCGGGCGATTTCTTCGGCGTTGTCGATCTGAGTGAAGCCGCTCGATTGATGCTGGAAATAGAAGACATTCAGGCCAGGATCCGCGTCAATCAATCATCCGGGCAATTTGGCTCGCGGGGTAGTCCTGAAAGGATTCAGCAGTTCATCAATGAACGGACAGAGCTTGAGCGTCTTCTGGCAGTTGAGCGCGCTCGGGCCGCTGGCGTCGGCGGATTCGCGACGAGCTCGTTCCTGAACGGACCTCCAGGCGGTCCTGATGTGACGACCGATGACGAGTGGCAGCAGGCGCTCAAGAACCTGATCGGGGAGTTCAGCGTCCTCGAGGACCAGGCCGAGCAGTCAGCAGACGCAGCCGAAAAAGCTTGGACATCGACGCTCAAGAACCTGATCGGTGAGTTCGATGCGCTCGAAAAGGAGCGAACACAACTCGCGCGGGCAGCGGATGACGAGTGGGAGCAGACGCTGCAGAACCTCGTCTCCGAGTTCGCGCTGCTCGAAGAGCAGGGCAAGCGTGCCGAAGAAGCGGCCGAGGAAATGAGGGAGCGGTGGGACCATTTCGGCGATGCTCTGGGTCGAGGGCTCGAGGACAGCCTCGCGACGGCGTTTCTCGGCATCGAGACGGACTTCCGCGACATGTTGAGGCGCATGGCGGCTCAGGCGCTGGCCAGCGGGATCCTCAACGCCGTTGGCGCCGCTGCCACAGGAGGTGTCGGCAAGTTCTTCAGTTTCATTGGGTTTGGCGGGGCAGCATCTAGTGGCCTCTCGAAGCCATCCCCGTCGCTCGCCTCAAGCCCTTCCTTGTCCGGGCTTTCCGGATTCGCCAAGAGTACTCCGGTGGTCATTCATCAAGAGAACACCTTCAACGGCAGTGGGGACCGCGGCGAAATTGCCCGCGAGATCGAGCAGAGCAACATGCGCCTGAAAGCTGAACTTTCCTACGAATCCAGCCGGGGCCGATTCTAGTGTCCGTCTCACCCTTCCCGATCGCTGTTGTTCCCAACGGCTTCGAACACGAGCTGCGCCACAATGTTGCGTCAGCTCGCTCGTCGTTCACGGGCGCAGTGTGGAAGGTCGCGCGGCAGGGCTCACACTGGGCGTTTCGATACGTGTACCAGAATCTGAGCGGGCAGAAGGCTGCTGTCGTTCTCGCTGCGGTTGCCGCTGCGCGAGGTGGCGCGAACAGTTTCTATCTGCCGGTCCCTGGGTACGCTCGTCGTGGTTCTGGATTCGGCTCAGAGATGTTCAGCAACGGGACGTTCGAGAGTGGGACGACGGGATGGGCGGCCCAGAACGCGACGCTGACAGCAGCCGATTACCAGTTGCGGATTGCCATCTCTGGGGCTCACGCATCTGTGCGGCCAGGGTTTTATCAGTCCAGTATCGCTTCTGTTCAGTACGCGCCGTTCGTGGTTCGCGGAGTTATGCACGCGCCGACTGTTCTGGTCAGCGTTGGGCCGTACATAGCCACTGACACTCTTTCGAGTTTCTCATATGGCGTGGCCGGATTCAGGCATGCCGTTCTGGTATTAGACTCTGCCACCATTGCATCGTCCTTTCCAGCAGTGATTGCGGATAGTTCTGGCTACACGGTAAAGGACTATCTCTCCTGCTCATTCGCCTCTCTCGCTCGCTGCGCTCTGGTGGACAATGGGCCGAATCTGCTGCCCGAATCAGACGATTTCAGCGACGCGGCATGGACGAAGTCTCAAAGCTCCGTGTCGTCGACCACCGAGACTGCACCTGACGGGACCGCGACCGCCCAAATGCTGGCCGAGGACGGCACCGCAGCTGCACTCCACAGAGTCTCTGACACCATTACCGTAGCGTCAACGACCAATCTTCAGTACAGCACAAGCTGCTACATCAAGGCCGACAATCGGACGTGGGCTCGATTACAGATGTTCGAGGGGACCGGATCCGCGATAGCCAGCTTCGATCTTTCTGGCGGCGTGTTGGGAGTAGTTTCTGCCGGCACCAATTGGGAGAACGTGAGAGCGACAATCGACGATGCCGGTAACGGCTGGTACTTCTGCGCGCTCACGGCCAGAAAGACGAGTACATCAACAAGCCTCGGATGCTATGTCGAGATTGCAGAGGCGGACAACGATGTGGTGTTCAACGGGCTCAACCAAGATTCGGTCGTACTGTGGCGGGCCACGCTGGCACAATCCTCAGTTCCGACGCGGCCGGTTGCAACGACGACTACAGCGATTGCGAGCGGCACGGCACAGACCGGCAGCGCTCTGCACCTGAAGGGCCTGCCCGCGTCGACCAACGGCATTCTGCTGGCCGGCGACTACGTCCAGATCCCCGGCATCGATCAGCTTGTGCGGGCGCGTACGGCGCTCAACAGTGATGCCGCCGGACTCGGCTACTTCGAGTTCGAGCCGCTGCTACACGCGTCTCCCGCTGATAACGCCCCAGTCATCGACGTGACCCCGCTCGCCCGCATGATGATGGAGGAATCCTCGATCCGCGTGGCCCATCGCCCGGGCGGGTTCATCGATGTCGAATTCACCGCCGTCGAGGATATCGCCGCATGAGCCGCAATATGGCTGCCGCCAACGTGACGGCCTCCCAGAGCGGCCTCGTGTTCCCGCTGATGCTGATCAAGCTCGAGCTAGACTCGGGAACGCTTTACCTGACCGACTCGGTCGGCACTGTCTTGTTCGATGGCCAGACGTGGACGGGGCTCGGCGGCCTGCTGGATATGGGGCCAATGGAGGAGTCTGATGATCGGAGTGCCTACCGCGTCTGGATCCGGCTGAACGGCACCAATCCGGACCTGCTGGCCGAAGCCTACGCAGAGCCGGTCTATCGTCGTGCGGTGTCCGTCTATCTCGGGTTCACGGACGAGAACGGCGACCTCGTCGAGGACCCAGACATTCGTTGGAGCGGCTACGGCGACACCTGGGAGGTGGACATCGGCGGCGAGCTCGAATCGATCACCCTGTTTGCCGAGGATGAGCGGATCCGCGATACACGGCCGAGCGGCCTGCTGTGGACCGACGAGGATCAGCAGAAACTGTATCCCGGCGACACCGGGTTCGAGTTTCTTGCTCAGATCATCGACGCCCGAATTACCTGGGGGCCGGACGGGAACCCGGTGGACTTCGGTGCTACCGCAGTTGCCTCTTCGATGAACGCGATCGAGCGCCGGTATCCGAGCATCGTGAGGGGCGGGATCCCGCCGAGGCGATGATTCCCGTCGAGGTCCTGCAGCGGTTCGAGGGCCCTCCCCAGTGGGGCGTGAACGACTGCGCTCACTTTGCGGGCGGAGTGTGGGAACACTACACCGGCTGGAACCCGTCCGCCGCCTTCTCGTACGCCACCGAGCAGGAGGCCGCCGACATCATCCACACGGCTGGCAGCATGGAGGCACTGGTTTCTTCGGTCCTGGGTGTCTCTCGCGGCCCTGAGTATGCGCGCATGGCCAAGGATGGGGATGTCGCGTTGGCTGCGGGTCCAGGGGTGGGACCCATCCTCGGCGTGGTGTCCGGATATAAGTTTCTGGTCCGAGGTCCGCTCGGATTCATTCCGCTCAAGCTCGACAAAGCCGTGAGGTTCTGGCCTTGCCATTCTTCGTCCCGCTAGTCGTAGGGTTCCTCACCGGTGTGGGCGGACTGACGGCCGCCGCCGTTGGCCTGACGGTAGGGGCGACCGCTGCGCTCGCCATTGGTTCGACGGTTCTGGCGCTCGGTATTTACAGCTACCGAAAGGTGCGGGATCTCTATGATGTGGGCCAGGTCGCCGCGGCGCGTCCACGCTCCCAAACCAGAGAGTATGTCGCCCGCTCAACCGAAGCGCCGCGAACGTTGGCCTACGGTCAAAACTTGACGGTGGCCGGAGCGATGACGTTCTGGAACACGGCCGGCGACGAAAACCGCGACATGTACATCGAGATCGTGCTGACCGGGCACGAGATCGACAGCTTCGTCGGATTCTATATCGGCGATCGTTACGTGCCGATTGAGGACGTGGCCGACATCGTCGTCATCGACCTGACCGGACCCGCGTATCGATGGACTGTTTCCGGATCGGGATCTGGAGAATACTTTCTGGAAGCGTCCGGCGGCGGTGATCCCAGCGTGGTCGAGCCGCTGAAGGTGGTTGCTAACGGCGTCTATATGAGTGCCGCTACCGCCGGGGCGCTCACTGCAGGCCAATGGGACTGGGCGGACAACGACTCTCTCGGGTTTCCGACGATCTACGTGAGACTGTCTGACAGCACCGATCCCGATACGAAGTCGGACGGGTATGTTCAGATCGAATATGGGGACGGCGAGGTCGAGGACGACACTGCCGGCCACCAGTACGATCCGCCGGCAGATACCGCGGCGACGGTGCTCTGGCTCCGCGCCCATCGCGGGATCGCTGGGCAGTCGGTAGACCAGCAGCTCAATCTGGCATTCACCGAGATCACGACGAGTCACCGGCACCGGGGCTGTGCCAGGCTCAACGTCAAGATGCACCTTCTCGATGGCTACGAGAACATCTGGGATGGAGGGGTAATGCCGGACACGATCCGGACGGTGATCAGTGGCGCCAAGGTCTACGATCCAAGGCTCGACTCGACCTTCAGCGGCGCCGTGTTTGGATCCGGATCCGGCGCGCATCGATCCAACGATCCGGCCACCTGGGACCCATCAGACAATCCCGCGCTGATTTGGGCGGACTATCGCCGCAACCCGCTCGGTCCCGCATGGGCGGCCTCGCGCATCGATTACGACTCCGTCGCCGTCGCAGCGGACCACTGTGACGAGGGGGTTGACATTCCCACAGCGACGACCGAGAGGCGGTTCACCTGCAGCTTCGCCTGCTCGACCGTCGATGATCCTGGCGACGTGATCGAGAAGATTCTGGGCTCGATGTTCGGGCAGGAGCGGGACTTCAACGGTCAGTGGCACGTCTATGCTGGAGTGTGGGAGGCGCCGACGGTGTCGCTGGGAGAAAGTGACTTCATCGAGAGAACACCCTACCGCAAGCAGCCCCAGTTCGCAGACCGCTACAACATCGTGCGCGGCGGTTACTACGACCCGGAGCGTCTGTATAAGTTCTCGCCCTTCATCGAGGTCGAGGACTCGAACTTGATCGCGAACCGGGACGCATCTCAGGAACTGCCGAAGGAGCTCAGGCTCGAGTGCACCAGCTCGGAGTATGCAGCGCAGCGGCTCGCGTTTCGACATCTGAATCAGGCTGATCTCACGGGCTTGCTGATCGTGCGGGTTGGCTACAAGGCCGCAAATCTCCGGAACGGGGATCGGGTATTGATCACGCATCCGACGCTGGCGTTTGACGCCAAGGTATTTCGGTTGATCAAGATCCAGTTCCTGCCTCTGGTTGGGTTCGAACTCACGCTCAAGGAAGACGCGGAGTCAGCCTACGACGATCCTGAGGAGGGGGATTACGGTCAGCGCACCGCAGCCGGCGTCGTCAGCTTCCCGCGGCCGGTGCGGGCGCGAGTGCCGGCGGGTCTGGTGCGCGACCCATCATTCTCCGAGGCGTATGGGAGTTCCTGGTACAGGATCGGCGGCAATAACGCATCCATCGTCACCGGCGAGACCGGCAATGCGTTGTTCCTGGCCGCGATCACCGGGACCGGTGACAAGCGTCAGATTGCCAATCGGGCGAACTTCGAGATCAGCAACCGCGAATACCTCACAGTGCTGTCCCGGATCAAGAGGGATGGCGTGTTCTTGGGCAGCGGGTTTGTCAGCGTGGGCGCGGACCTGTTCGACGCGACCGGCGCCAAGGTGGCCGATGCCTATGTGGTGATCGATTTCGCGAACTACGCGACCCTGATGCCGAGCAATGATACCTGGTACGACCTGACATTCTCGTTCCAGATCGCAGAAACCTTTACCACCACAACGCAGTACGCACGCGCCGCAGTTAGTTCCGGCGGAATCGGGACACCGGTCAGCGATGTCGTGCCGCATATGTATTTCGACTTCGTTCAAATAGTCAGGGGGCAGGCCGCATGACATTCGTAACAGTCTGGAGCGGTCCAGTCTGGAGCATCGTGGCGTCAAGTGATTGACAGGAGAATCAAATGAGTTTCTGGAGCGAGAATCGAACAAAGCTACTCGGATCGTTCATTGCCATCGTGAGCGCGATCACTGTCATGATTTCTAGCGGCACATTCGACGGGTTGATGACTGAGGTCGCGATTCGTTGGACCTCTATCGTTTGTCAGCTCGTGATTACGGGCGCTGGCGTTTGGACGGCTGGCGTCGGGCTCTCGAACTCGACACGCGAGAAAGTAGCTGCTTCAGCGGCTACGGTAGAAGTTGCCAAGGCATCAACCGCGAAATCAATGGAAACGGCTCTTAACACCACAGTTTCAACAGGAGAAACTTGAAATGAAGTACTTGAAAATCCCTGCGCTCAGTTTGTTCGTGCTGCTCGCGGCCTGCTCGCTGTTCGACATACAGCCGCAGAACCTGAGCGAGCGGCTGGCTTTGGCCTACAGTATCCATTCGAGCGTGCTTGAATCTGCCGCAGACTCACTCAACGCTGGCGACTTGTCGGCCGACGACGGCGAGCAAGTCCTGATGCTGGCAGACGAATCGCGGATACTGCTCGATGCGACGAGAGCGGCTTTGAGCGGCGGCGACACAGAGACGGCAGAGGGCAAGCTGAATCTGGGGATGGCACTGCTTTCACAGTTACAAATTTACCTCAGGAGCCAGTAATGAACACCACGGCAATAATCGATCTCATCCTGTCGCTTGTGACCCGCCTTCAAGCGGCAGCGGAGCTCATTCGGAAAGCACGGGCCGAGGGACGAGCAATCACCGAGGACGAGCTTGACTCACTGGTTGCAGACGACGACGCGGATCGGGCGAAACTGGTTGATGCCATCGCTGCAGCGAGGGTGCGCGAATCTGACGGAGGGGGTTAGCCGTGATCGAGTGGTTACAAGACTGGCTCGGAGGGATCGCGATTGCGGTCACTATTGGGGTCAGTGGGTGGCTGAAAGCACTCGCCTCGAAAGTCTCGCGGCACGATACGGCTCTGGCCGTGCTCGATGTCAAGGTGGACGACATCCCGACCGGGCTTAGGGCTATCAAGGACGAGATTGTGAACCTTCGCAACGATAGCAAGGCACGCGCCGAAAAACTCTATAACCACATGGACAAGATGCGACTGGAAGTTAAACAGGATCTATCTCAGAAGGCCGACAAGTGAACACAGCCAAGAGCAGAAAGTCGAAGCGGTGAACATTCCTGATTTCGCCGCGCATCTCGAGTGGGCCGAGGCGAGGCGCCAGTTTCCATACGAGGACAGTGTCGGCAAGATCACCATAGGATGCGGCCGAAACCTGGACGATGTCGGTCTGAGCGATGCTGAAATCGACGTGCTTCTGCAAAACGACATCGAGCGCGTTCTGGCCGAAGCATCCCGCCTCCCTTATTGGGATCGGCTGGACGATGTCAGGCAGCTCGTCATC